GAACTATGAAATGCGAATACTGTGGAACACAGTTCAAGCGGTCGGATGAGGGAGTAATACGCATTGAGACGTTTAATAATCCGGTCAGAGAATTTGCCGCGACAATCGCAATGAGCGACATGGATATCTATAGGTTGTCACCTGAAAGAGCGTCAGAAATATGTATGCATGAGCTGGTTAAAAAACTTTCCGTATGTTTAGTTCCTGCAATCAGGGCGAGTGTGGAGCGTAACCCTATGGAAAGTATGTACTTGATAAGAGGTTCGGTAAAAGTAGTCATACCTGAAAATGGTGGACTGGAAAGGTGGTTTGGAAGATGAAAGCATACAAATGTGATAGATGCGGCGAATTTTACGACAAAGAGGCAACTTCAATCCAGGGCGGCAACTATTATGTTCTGAAAAATCCTCACAATGCAAGCTCAAAGCTTGATTTATGTCCCAAGTGTCAGCGGGAAATAAACGAGTGCATGGATATATACAAAGAGGACTAAGATGGATGGTTCGTGGATGTTCGCAGACTGGAATGTTCTCCCCGAGCAAGATACAGAGGTTTATAAATATGCCTGTTGGTATATGGCCCAGACTGAGATATACGACAGATTATTAACCCATCGCAGGAGTGAACATGATCCCACAGAGGCTTTTCTTGTCGGCAGCTTACAAAGATCAAACTCAAACTTATATGCATTGCGGCTAAGTCAGCTTTTAGGAGGGAACTGGATTCCAGTACAGGAAGAAATAAAAAGACATAGGAATTATTCGGCACAGAAATGGATAGACGAATACGAAAGAATAACAAGAAACGAAATGAGGGTAATCAATGGGAGTAATCAATCAGAATAGCGTCAGTTACATGAAAGAGCACTTCGTAATAAAGGACGATAAGCTGGTCAGGCATACACCGGTAGCAATAGACGGCGTTTGCGATGGCATATGTAAGTGCGAGATTATTATTACAAAAGACGCATTCTTAGAGTGCTACAGAAAATGGGTTTTGCAGGAAGGCGGCGATGAATGATGCCAACCGGATTTGATACAGAATATTACATATGGCGAAACGAGGATGACCGCTTTTATATTTACAAAAATTATAGAAAGATCATGCGGATACCTAAGTGCGTAGGGAAATGCATTCTTAAGATTCTGTTAAGGAAAAGGCTGAAGCAGATAGGAAAGAAGAAATGAGCAATATAAAGCTGTTTCAAAAGGTCAGTTGTAGGGCTTACTTGAAGAAAATCTCGGATGGCGTGCATATCCGGCTTTATAACGGTGACGGAACTGAATTTGAAGGGAAGTACCCTACAGAGTACGACACGAGAGCATATGCATATAACACGGATGGCGATAGGATTGCAGATTTATCTGATTTCAGCGGACAGAGTGTTGAAAAAATCTATCGCAAGAGAATTGAAGAGGATTTCGAGGGCTTTATCGTAGGCTACACAAGGATAGAGGTAAAGGGAATAATCGGGACCGACTGGAATGACAATCCCCATGGAGGAGATTTTGGCTTTTGCTTTAAGGAAATCCGGGAATACCCCAAGGTTGGTGTTGTATATTTCAAAAACAACTGCAAGAGGTATGTGTTGCCAGAGGACATGGTTGAGATTACAGAGTAGTAGATATAGAGAAATGGAGGGTCCAAATGAGCGAAGTAAAACGTGAAGTCAAATGTTTCGAGAAACGGTATATATGCGATGAGTGCAACAAGGGCGAAATGGAAGTCGAGAGAGTATTGATGTCAGACCCACCGCAATATGTTCTCTGCTGCAATAACTGCGGTCGGAAATTTATAAGTCATGAGCAGTACCCACAGATTGAATTTGAATAGCAAGGAAGGAGAGGGGAACCGCATGACAAATGAAGGATGAAATGCTGGGGTGATAAAAATGCATAATACGGAAATTATCTTTCCGCGAATGAGGGTGATCTTCTTCATTCGAGGGGAAAGGAGAAAATCAATGCCGGAAGAAATGATTAAACTGCGCAATGCCCTGGATGCAAGGGGCATACAGTGGCGTGATCTGAGTTCCGATTATGGGAGAAGCTTCCCGTTTGAGGATATGACGATATACAAAACCCACTTTGGTTTCAGGTGCAGAGAATATTCGGTGGTTTGCGGCTTTGGTACATTCGGTGGGGACAAGGGATTGCTCCAGCTGACGATAGACAATAACGAAACGGTTGGAAGCCTTACGGCTGAAAATATATTAACGATCATGGATAAGGGAGGAGAATGATTATGTTCAACATTGAAAAAGCTTATGGAAGTGTAGCAAGAGACGCAATAGATAAGGGATTTATAAGTCCCGCCGTGATAACAAGTCCCGTTATCAATCCTTTGGCAGAGATGGTGAAGAGATTAGAGAGCGAGGCAGTTAAAGATGTAGAAAAAAAGGTTTCTCCCGCAAAAATCACTATATCGGACGAGATTAAGCGAATGATAATGGAAAGCTCAACCAAGATTGAGCGCGTGATTTTCAACAATCCGGTAACGGTTGTGTTATGGGCTGACGGAACAAAGACCAAGGTACGGGCGCAGAAGGGTGATACGTTCAACAAGGAAACAGGACTGGCAATGTGTATAGCGAAGAAAGTTTTCGGTAATGCCGGCAGCTTTAACGAGGTATTCAAGGAATGGATCCCCGAATACGGCAAGCCCGAAGTGACAGTATATGTTGAAAAGAGCGGAAAAGTAGTTTGCCATGAACCTACAGGCGAGATCAGGAATCTTTCTCAGAAAGAGGCAAAAGTAGTGAAAGCACGTTTTAAGAGGAAATAGATTATGTCAGATATCAAATTGGATAAATGCCCGTTTTGCGGCAAGGATGTAGCCATATTTTCTACGGCAAAGCAATTAGAGGAATGTTCAAACTTTGAGGAAGAGGTCTGCCCTGCTTTTGAACCCGACTTTGGCGTTTGCGGATTGATATGTGTAGTTTGCGATTTTACTAAAGGCGGCTGCGGCACAACTACGAGATATTTTTCAACAAAGAGATTGGCGGCTGAGGCATGGAACAAAAGAAGCTGAAACATAAACGCAGAACCTATGAACTGACGATAGAGATACCCGGTAAAGGGGATAAACCGGCAGTGATTAAGAAGTTGAAGTTTCGTGATATAGACAGTATTCATGCGTCAGCCCATGTCATGCGATTGTTTGGACGCAAGAAAATAAAGGTTTTGTCTGCGGTTGTTGTTAAGGAGGGTGAAATTGGAAGAACAGACTAAGTTTGTAACCATACTCGGTTCGGTATGGAGAGTAGAATACAAGGCGCTTGTGAGATCAGATGAGGATGGATATACAGAACCTGATAGCAGAACAATAGTCATCCGGTCTGATAATATAGATGGCCTTGAAAATTTTGAGGCCGCACAGAGAAGATGGCTCAGACATGAAGTGATTCATGCATTCCATTTTGAAAGCGGTCTGGGATTTAATTATCAGCATAATCCCTTGGGGGTAGATGAAACCGTGACGGACTGGTTCGCCTATCAGTACCCCAAGCTTAAGAAAGCATTTATAGAGCTTGGATGCGATGAAGAAGTATAGGATTGGAGGAATTTATGAAAAGAGCGTTGATTATTTCGGGAATAGTTGTGGCAGCCATACTTCTGATTATTGGGATATTTGCTGTCACAAACAACAGGGCTATTTCCCTTGAAGAACAGATTATGTCAGCGAAATCAGATATACAGGTGCAGGAAAAACGCCGGACCGACCTTATCTATAATCTTGCGGACTGCGTAAAGCAATATGACAAGCACGAGGCAGAAACACTTCTGGCAGTCGTTAACGCAAGGAAAGAGGGCGACGACGTAGACATAGACGAGGTAAATACATTATTGTCTGTTGTTGCTGAAGCATATCCCGAGCTGAAATCAAGCGAGAATTACAGGGAACTTATGAATGAACTCGCCATCACCGAGAACAGAATCGCAGAACACAGGAAAACATACAATGACCAGATCAGGAATTATAACAAATATGTCAGGAAGTTCCCCCATAGGCAAATCCTTGGGATGATGGGATATGTAATCGCAGATTATAAGTATCTTGAATACGTCAAAGACGATACGCAACCAGTATCAAATCTGTTTGGGGATTGATTATGGAGATCACTAAGCGGGAAATACTATTCAGCATAATAATTATACTTATCATGTTCACCATAGGACTCTTTATCAACGAGAAAATATCGTCGCTTGCGGACGAAAAGAACCAAGAATACGAGCAGGCAGCAAAAATCGACGAAAACACAGAACTGTTTGAATATGCTATGAGGACGAATGCAGGAAAGGCTTTTGTCCATGGTGTTCTGAAGGCGGTGGATCCCGTGAGCATACCCGATATTGAGGGCGAGTATGCGACCATAAGGAAAACAGAAGAAAGATACACAAGACATACAAGAATGGTGACAAAGACAGATAGCGAAGGAAACACGTACACAGAGGAAGAAGTTTATTATACGTGGGATGAGACAGGGCATGAGGATTTTACTTGTACTACTATTTCCTTCCTGGGCCATGAATTTGAGTATGGAAAGATAGAGTTTCCCACGGCAAGGTATTTGAAGACTATCAAGAAGTGGGGGAACATCCGGTATGTATATGACGTGCGCGATACGGAATATGCCGGAACAATATATGCAAGACTGGCTGACAATACCATTTATAATGCCGAATTTATGGAAAAGAAAAACATAAATGAGGCCGTGGAAAGAATGAAAAGAAGCACCATAATAGGCAACATAGTGTTTTGGGTGCTGTATGTATGCCTGATAGGAGCTGCGGTATTTTGTTTCTATTATTTCGATAATAAATGGATAGAGGGTTGAATATGTATATTGTAGATTATGAGCAGCGAGAGGTCGTGAACATAGATCAGATTAAAAGTATTTCCGTTGAAAATAACAGGATAGTCGCAAACTTTGATACTACGGCTTACAGAATACTTGGATACTATAAGACTGCCGAGAGAGCAGATGAAGTATTTGCGGAAATGCTTAAAACCTGCTTCCCGCCAAATGCATTCATCATGGAAAACTGCGAGATCAACAAGGATGAGCTTGAAAAGGCGATTGAAAACCAAGGACCTCTTGCGATATCCGTCGAAGGGGATGGCAGCAGAGTATATAGGTATGATATAGGCGTTTATTATATGCCGAGGAAATGAGAAATGAGAGTAAAAGTAGGAGATATGGTACACGTTCCACGCGAAAAGCGCGGATACCGCATTATGGCGCGGGATGACAGATACATAATCTGTACAAAGCCGTGTTTTGGCACAGTCCTTTACTTCATAATTGATCTTGAAGATAAGTGGCGTGCACCAGACGATAGGGTTTTCTGTTCGGGATATGAAACAAAGGAAGAGTGCGAGGAACGGTTATTTGAATTGCAGACCGGGGAAATAGCACTGAGCAGAAGAAGGGGAATATCGCTTGATATAGAAATCGAATAAATACAGACAGAGCCGCCAGAGCCGTGAATGAGGGATATTATGGCTCTGTCTTACGAAGAACTTAAGAGAATAAGAAAAGAATTAAAAGCAACCGACCTGACTTCCCCAAGCAACTTGCTTGATATGCTCGGAGTGGCAAATGCTATCAGGCAGTACAATATGCGCGATTCATGGGATATGGCATGGGACGTAAAACTCAGGGCAAAGCGGTTGTCATATACCGACGAACGATGCTTTAAGATATATCTGAGATCGCTGCTTTATCTGGCGAGCGAACACAAGCACTTTGACAGCTACATGCTCTATGTGGAAAAGAATCGCGAACCGGAAGAGCAGTTCTATCTCCCGAGACGAAATCAGTTTATGGCCTGCGGCATAGTAAGCGCCATGCAGAAGCTGATAGACGACGAACTTGATATATTGTCGATCTCATGTCCTCCGGGTGTTGGTAAGACAACCTTGGGCGAATTTTTTATATCGTTCGTCATGGGGCACTATCCGAATGTATCAAACCTTATGTCTTCCCATTCCGGGTATATGACAAGGATGTTTTATGATGCAGTCCTGAATATTATCCAGTCGAATGAGTATTGCTGGCAGGATGTATTCCCGAATGTTCAGTTTGAAAGCACGAATGCGAAAGAGGAAACGATAAACCTTGACAGGTGGCAGCCGTTCAAGACTCTTACTTGCAGGCCAATTCGAGCTTCCCTTACCGGTGTGACTCGTTGCGAGGGATTTCTTTATTGTGATGATCTCGTGTCCGGTATCGAAGAGGCATTATCGAAAGACCGACTCGACAAGCTCTATGGGGAGTACACGACCGATCTTAAGTCACGTAAGAAAAAGAAAGCAAAAGAAATCCACATTGCTACAAGGTGGTCAGTCCATGATGTAATCGGAAGACTGGACAGGCAGTATGCAGGCTCTGATCGTGCTGAATTTATTGCAATACCTGATATAGACCCCGAGACGCAGACAAGTAATTTCGATTATGACTACGATCTTGGGTTTGATGTAAAGTATTTCAACGATATGGAACTGTCAATGGACGATGTTTCTTATCGCTGTCTTTATAAGTCGGACCCGATAGAACGTGAAGGAATCCTTTATCATCCTGACGAGCTTATGCGCTATTTCGAGCTTCCTTCAGACAAACAGGACGAGGAAGGCAACCCGATAATCAATGAGCCTGATGCAATCCTGGCCGTATGTGATACCAAGGATACCGGTAAAGACTTTAATAGTATGCCGATTGCTTATCAGTATGGCGATAGATTTTATCTTGAAGCTGTTGTATTCAAGAACATTGATCCCGGAACACTCGATAAACTCAATGCGGAAATGCTCGTAAAACACCATGTACAGCAAGCACAGTTTGAGAGTAACCGCGAAGGTTCAAGGACAGCTAATGAAGTGGAACGCCTCGTTAAAGAAATGGGCGGCAGAACCCATATTACAAAGAAATACAGCACGCAAAATAAGGAAACAAAGATAATCGTAAATTCCGATTGGGTAAAGAAACACGTATATTTCAAGGATCCGTCCATGTATGACCCACGTGATGATTATGGAGTATTCATGGCGCAGGTATGCAGCTGGACACAGTTAGGTAAGAACACGCATGATGACGGCGTTGACAGTCTTGCTATGCTCGCTCTATTCGTAGATAACCTTGAAGGCGGCAGGGCAGAAGTACATAGCAGATCGGCATTGGGGATATAAGGGGATAAACGTATGAATTATTGGTTTTCCGTGAACTTGAAACGATATCGGGAAGAGAGAGGATTGTCGCAACGACAGCTTGCCAAGATGATTAACACATCACAGCCGATAATCAGCGCATGGGAAAACAATATGAAGTATCCCCTGATAGACAAAGCGTATGATGTCGCCAAGGCTCTTGATATCAGCATTTCACAACTCTTAGATTGTCCCGAAAACTTGACACTATAAAAAAATTAAAAAAATCGTAAAATGCACTTGACATTAAACGTTCGCTACGCTAAACTTGTAAGCGTATAGCAAAGCGAACGCAACGAGGAATGTCAATGATAGAATTACTGGAACACAACAAACCTACATACGCAGAGTTATGTGAGAAATTAGAATCCAATAATAGGGTTGCACTGATACAGGCTACAGGCACAGGGAAATCCTATATTATCGGGAAATACCTTGAAGAACATAAAGGTAAGTCGCTTATATTGGTTCCAACCAATGCAATAGGAGATCAGTGGGAAAAGCTCCTGAGAAAAACAGGATGTGATTTCACCATTGACACATATCAGGGAATGTCCGCACACATTGACGATGAAACAAATTATGACATTGTGGTAGCAGATGAGATGCATCACTTGGGCAGCAAAGTATGGGGAAAATCTTTTGTAGATAGATTCTTAAAAAACGAGAGTCAAATAATAATTGGAGTAACCGCAACAGAAATTCGCTACCTTGATAATTCGAGAGATATGGCTTATGAACTCTTTGGCAATAATACTGTGCGCGGTTGCAATCTCGAAGAGTCGATTATAAATGGCATCTTGTCGCCGTTTAAATATATATCTGTTTGGTATGAGTCTGATAAAGAAATAAAAAAATATTTGGAAAAGACCAAACAAATAAAAAGCGGGAAAAAAGATATACTGGCGAATGAAATATTGGAATGTAAAAAAAATATAGCGAGTATTAAAACCGCATTCAGGGAGAATCTTGGGGATAATAAAAAAATAATAGTTTTTCTAAATAGTATAAAGTCGATAGAAAGGCATAAAACAGAAATCACAAAAGCAATAGGCGCAAAAAAAAATTACAGCATTTCCTCTCTCGACACAGATAAAAAAATTGCGGCAGAGATAGAAAATTTTGAAAAACAGGTCGAATTGTCGGTTTTATTTTGCGTGGACATCTTGAACGAAGGGGTGCACTTAGATAGGGTTGATACGGTTGTTTTTTTAAGAACAACAAAAAGTCCACAGATATATTTCCAGCAGCTTGGTAGAGCTTTATCTGCTGACAACAAAAATCCCATGGTTTTTGATTTTGTATGTAATAGCAGGAGCCTCCGTAAAATTTCCCGAGATAGTTTTATAAATAATGACAGAGATATCGAACGAATAAACAGGAATCTTCCGAAAGAAAAACAAATAATTGTTAGTAGTTACACCAAAGAACTAACAGATTTATTCGATGAAATAGATGATCTTTTGAGAAGAAGAAAATATACAGAAGAGGAAATAGAATTTGTAAAAAGACATCCGGAAATGAATGCAATCGAAATTGCAAAAAAACTGGATCGGAATGTTTCATGTATATACCAGATTGCCAAGATATACAATCTTGAATTACGAAAGGATAAACAAAGGCATGACGAGGAAACCGTCAATAAGATCATAGAAAACAAAGAAAAAAAGATTAACGAAATTGCTCAAATTGTCGGTATTCCCGAAAGCACAGTATCATCCATCATGCGCAGAAAGAAATTTAAAAAAAGAAGGATAACTAATTTTTGGGGTGACGATGAGATCAAAATACTGAAGGACATTTCTTTGTCGGCGGATGAAGTGGCTAATAGGATAGGAAGAAGTCATCAAGCCATACAACAAAAAAGAAACCAATTAGGTATTTATGAAAAAGAAAGAAAAAAAGAAATAATAGTATGCCTATTTGATAAAGGTTGGAAATTGAGCGAAATAGAAGAAAAACTCGGATTAACACATCAGTGGGTTAGAAAAATATTGATAGATAATGGAAGAATAAAAAAACAAGTAAAAACTGGTGTGGGTATCGGTAAAAAAAGAATAGCTCAAATTGAGAACGGAGTACAGCTGAGAGTTTATGATAGCGCAGTAGAAGCTGCAAATGATAATGGTTTCAAGAGTCCGGGAAAACTTAATCAAGCCGCGCGTGTGGGAGGTAAATCATACGGATTCTATTGGAAATATGTTTAGGACACCGACACGGACTGTCGGATAAGGCGAAAGCCGCCCGATAAGGTTCCCCCGCTACCTATCTTATCGGGTATAAGGGTTATTAGTTCAGTTGGTAGAACGCCTGACTGTTAATCAGGAAGTCGAAGGTTCAAGTCCTTCATAACCCGAGTAGTTCTGGAACTGCCCGCTTTAAAAGCGAGTATGCAGATTAAGAAAAGGTCGCACGAGGCCTGCATACTTAAAAGGCACACAAAATACTTGGCAGTGGTAAATAAGTGGCTTAGCGCAGAGGTACAGAGAGTAACGGCAATCTCCAATAATGTAGGCGCGTATATCTATGCGATCAGAATACGTAAGCTATTACAGGCGCTCACCGTGACAGCCGGAGAGACGGCGCATCCGCTGAGAGGAGGAACATATGAAAGTCAAGAGAAGAATCAAGATCAGGACAAATCAATACGCGATAGGCGATCAGTTCACCGTAAAGTTAAAGGGATTCGGCAAGTTTACAGCAACCGTCCAGAAGGTCAATAACGACGGTAGCGCACTGTGTTTCTTTGACGATCTGGTAGCCACAATGCCCATGAACAGGAATGGCGAGAATGTTGGCGGCTTCTATCAATCTGATCTGTGCGAATGGATGAATACTGAATTGATTCGCGCATTCCCCACGAAAATCCTTAAGAAGATAATCCCTGAATCCGGTCATATGCTGCGGATTCCTACACGCGGTGAAGCATTCGGCAAGGATGAATATAGCGACGACTACGAAGAGGAAGAAATCAAGAGACTTCCCTTGATGAAGAAACGCAGGAAC